CATGTTCGAATTATTTTACCATTTGGATAACTTGATGAATAAAAATCTCTAGTGAATTGAACTCCAGAAACTTCATCTCCTGATGAGATAACATCCCTAACCATATTTATTGTACTATTTGAAACGTCTAATGAAACATACAAATCTTTAAGACCAACTACATCATTTGATCTTGGAAAAGCTTGTATTTCAATTACATTATTAGGTTTTGTTGTGGTTAAGAAGTTAATTGTTGATAAATTTATTTCACCTTTTTCATAATCAATAGATCCAGCAGATGTGATAACAACCTTAATAGTATTATTATCCAATATTTTAATTATTCTCAATGTTCCTGTTTTAAGATCTGGATTTGGTAGATCAGATAAGTATAATGTTCCAGATTGACCAAAAATAGTAAATCCAGTCGATTTTATATTAAATCCTGTTGGATCCACGTAAAATTTATTACCATAACATAATTCATATTGAGCAAATTGATTTATTAAAACTTTTAAGTTTCTTCGAATTCTAATTTTAGTGATATTTGATGTAATTGCTTGATTTGTGTCATCAATAACTTTTAATAATTTACTATACTTAAGTCTACCACCAAATTTATTTAAATTGATTGATCTAGAATATGCGTTTAATGAACTTATAACATTTGTTTTTAAAGTATCTGCTGATGAGATAAGAGAAGAATTATAATACACATTAGAATCTATTTCAATGTACAATAACTTTAAATCTATGATTTTTTGATTGATTCCCGATATTGTATACTGTTTCAATTTAGATAATATTTGATTTTTTGAAAAATCAGAGACTAAATCACCGTTTTTTGGTTTTATACTTATTGCAACGGTTCCAAATTCTGGAGGATCTAATTCTTCACCTCCAATTACAGAAACAGACTCAGTATTCGGATAAACTTTTTTAATTATTGCCTCATAATCCCTTGCTGTAACCGCACGATTCTGTGATGAATAAGTAAGTGGGGAAAAATATTTTACAGAATCAATTGATTCAATATTGCCACCATTTTGAGACTTAATAACACTTGAATCTGGTATTATTACTGGAGATTGTAAATTTACTGAACTGCCATTTGATTTAGTTAATCTACCAGAGAAACTAAACCTTTGAGCACCATTTCCATCCTCTCCATCAGTAACAATATATCTAACTTTAATTTTATTACCATCTTGACCTGCCCCAGTCCCTAATTTTTTACCAAAAAACCCATCTCCAAATTTTAATTCGTATTTTTCATCTTGAATTTCATTTATCAAGAAAATTTTAGAGTTTGAATCAACATTAATGATATCATTTATCAAATTATACTGTATTCCATCCACATCATCAAGATCTCCATCATTCTTCACAAAAACTACAATTTTGGAGGTATCGATAAAAGAATTATCTAAAATAAACCTCTGATCTAGAGATCCATCAAAAGTAAACTCTTTTTCTAAATAAGTTCCTTGAAAAACATTGATATTTTCAAACTTTGCGGTTCCATCAACGACGTTTGCACTTATTGCTTCGGTGATTGCGAAAGTATATGTCTCATTATTTACATCTCCAGTGCACACTAAACCTGGTTGTAAGGTCACTGCACTTGTATCATCAGTGATATTAACATCAAATGTTATTTGTGCGTTTGCTGCCGTTCTGGAACGTGGTGTGTAACCAATATTTCCTGCTAAAGACACTACATTTTGTCTCAAAGTGGCAGAATCCAAGAAAGACTCATTTACAACCATATTTGAGTTAAATGCAGTTATATAAGTGTTATATGCGAGTGTATCAATTAAGATTGAAAAGTTTGAACCCTCAAAATCAAAGTCTGTAAAATTGGAATTTGCACGAAGATAATCTTTAATTGATGTTTTTATCTGATCGAAATCAAGATTTGTGAAATTTGAGAAAGGCATTACCTTGTTGCCTCTAATATAAACGTAAATTCTTGAGTTGGGAACTCTTGACCGACAATATCATATATGATAATGACTTCAAACTGATTTAAATCAGGTTGTGGATCAACTTCAACCCTTACATTATTAACTCTTGGTTCAAAATTGTTTATTGACGTTTTAATTTGTCCTTGAATAATGTTTGCAGTACCAAAATCTACAAAATCAAAGAGACTTTTATACACATCAGACCCAAAATCTGGGTTAAAAAATTTTTCTGTTGGTATTGTCTCTACAATATTACGAACTGAACGACGAATCGCACTTTCATTCTTTAAAATAGGTAGATCTTTTGTTACTGGGTGGGGTGAAAACGATAAACTTATGTCTTTAAACGCTCTAGATACCCTTTTATTAGCCATGAACCAAGTTTTATATTTATTTATACCTCTTATTTAACTATTTTTTATTATCTTCATTCAAAATTTGATATTTTTCGTCTTCTTGGTCGTCATTATAGACATGACCGTCATATTCACTAATTAATTTTTTACCTTTTTCTGAAAAATCATCTGATTTGTCAACTTTAATAATCATTTTTCTAATTTTTTGAATATTTATCCTAATTCTGGTTCAATATCAACTTCAACAGAATTTTTTTCTGGTTCAAATGGTTTTCTTTCCTCTTTTTCTTCATTTTCATTTCTTTCTTTTGCCGTTTTCCAGAAATAATTCTCTTCTGAACCTAATCCATCACGATCATGACCATTTTCCACCTGATAATACACGGTTGACACCTTAAAATCAGGATTCTTAGGTGTCTCAGGAGTGATACTGTTATCATATATCCTCATTCTGTTGTTTGGATAGAGACAAAACTGACCATTATCAAGTTCAAGGAGGTTATGAGACTTATGTTCGGCAGGTTGTTCACTTGTTGAGTAGTCAATCGCATCTACATCTGAATGATAATTGTCCAGAGTGCATATATACGTGCCCGTCTGGTTACCATAATCCCTTGTATAGACTTCATAGTGCATTGAACCGATAAACTGCTTCTGAACGGCAACCACACCATAGTCCATACAGTTCCAAAACTGTAGATTATGAAGAGTCATATCAGGATCGGGTATCTCTGGAGACGAGAGAAAGGCAGATATGGGTAACTTATCAAACATTGCTGCATACTCTGGTAGATAAGTTTCAAAATAAAAGGCACGACCAGGTATACTCTTTGCAGATACCCAGACTCCTTTTACAAATTCACCATGACCACTCTTATGGTCGGTCAGATATTCTTTTCGTACCCATACTTCATATGAGGGTAAGTTAGTGATTAGTGTAGACATTAGACGTGATGGAAGACTTCAACATAAGATTTACATTTTGGACAGGTAAAGTTTGAGAAAAAATCGTATTCAGACTCTTCTCCATCATTTAACTCTTCCATGGAGTTATCTCCACCCCAGATTAATTCAGTATTACAGTGCCAGCATTTCATTCTTCGTACTCCTTTTGTATTGTGGTCGTAAGATCGAGAGAGTTTTCAAATTTTCCATCATAAAACTGCTGTGCCAGATCTTCCATCAGGTCACAATAATCCTCTACGGTCAGATTCTTACCAAGAACTTCCTGACCTTTGGTGACCTTATATAACTCGACTCTTTTCATGCCCTACCCTGATTCTTGGATCACACCATATCTCAAATCCTGCTGCGATTGCATCGAGACAAAACGAGACATCCTCTCCGCACATGTCCTGTACCTCACCAGACTCAAAGACCTGCATCTTGGGTGCAAACCATGGGTATGGTAATCCTTCGTGTTCAAAGACTCCCTTTCTTATAAGTAACCATCCGAAACCTGTATAATCAACGGTGAAAGGTTTGCGTCGTTTTGATATACTTTCGATTGTTTCGTGATTCATCACACCACCATTATTTCGAAAATCATCTTCCTCTAACCAATGTGCTACCGATGTAGTCTTACCATCTTCGGTGCAATACCAACCTGCAACAATATGCCTTTCTTCTTTTCCTTCTGGATTCGCATCCAATAATAACTGAAAGAATTTTTCTGAGTTAAAAACGATATCAGAATCAATCCATAACTGATAATCATACTCCAACTTACCATCCCAAGGAAGTTGATTTGGTCCTCTCAGTACGTTCGCACCTAAACACTTACAACGGGCAAAATTCACCATTGATGAATAATCCTGTGATATTTGAATGCTTGCACCACATTGTACAAGATCAAAACATAGTTGTACGAAATTTTTTAAGTAGACGTATGATACTCCTCGACCTGGTAGACAGAATACGATCTTCTTACCTTTAACTAATTCTTTAGCTCTCTCAAAATCCCATTCAGGTTTTTTCTGAGCATCAGGCTTCTTTGCCTTTACTGTAAATCCTTTTGCCATAATAGATTGTTCATCAATTCAATTATATACTATTATATAGTGCTTGTCAATCAGACTCTGTTGTAATAAAGATATCACCATTGTTATCGATATTCCATTTTAATTCAAGATCTTCATACCAGTCATATTCATTGATGATTTCCTCTGGTATTGTAATATGATACCTATCTGTTACTGGATCGATCTCTATGGTCGAAAAAATTTGGTCGAAATTTTTTTTCATTGAATAAATCTTCACACTTGATTTTATATATACGAAAATTTTTTTTGAGTCGTGCAATATATTTGTGCCTTTCGTAACACTTTGTAGACTAGGGAAGTTACCCGTTTTTATACACGGGGGCACGCCACGCATCACACGGGGGGCAACCCCCATAAAGGGGGCAACTGCTGATTCACGAACGAATGACCCTATATGAAGATAGGGTCTGCGTACTTACTGCATGGGTGAGGGTTGTTTGGTGAGCAACCGTAGGAAGCAATATAATCATCTAAGAATTGAACGTCAGTTGGTGTGAGATCGTCAAAGTCAATACCTCCAATGTGATCGACACCCCATTCGGAAACTTCAAATACAAACTCTTCCCAATCGCAACAGACATATGCGACGTTTTCAAAGTTGTCGACCTCATCAATACGTTTTGCGATTCTCTGTCCTAAATTAACGAATGTAGTCATGGTATAAAGGGGGGATAACTGTGTATGTACTTAGTATAAAGGAGATGCCCACGCAGTGCGGGCATCTGAAATAATTGTTTACACGTTTGAGAGTGTAAGTGGTTTGGAAAATACGACCATGTTGTCGTAGAAGTCAATCGTTGCTGTAGTGCGTCTGTCATGTAAGAACCACTGCCAGTTCTTTTGAAATACGGATACACCGTATGCAACCTCATATAAAAACGCATTAAGTCTGGACTTAGTGGTATTAGACTCCCACCCGCATGAACTGATCCATGCCTTACCTTTTGCGTGGTCAAAGTCTGCAATACGGTGTCCATGTAAGAAAACGGAACTCATGTTCTCTGCTGCATCAAAACTAACCATTGTATTAGATTTGGAGAAGTTCTGCTTGTTACGGATTGCAGAGTTCATTTGCTGTTCAATTTGTCTCATGATGTAGGGGGGGAGTGAATTGCTTATGTACTTATTATAATCCGTAAGTACAACGGTGTGTAGTAGGTATGTGCCAGTAATTAAACTGTCATAGGTTTATGTAAAATTATAAAGTCATCAGTAATAGAATCAAAAAAACGATTGATTACAGATTCAGATCTCCAGTTTTGATGCGTTTCTGCTAATTTGAAATTGTGAGCTCTTTCTTCTTGTTTATGTTGATTAATGAATTTCTTAGAATTTGAATCCCAACGATAAATTGGACCGGCATAAAATGCAATCATTTCAAAGTTTGTCATTGGTGAGTTTGCTCTTTTTACATCAGCTGCCTTTAAACAACTAATTGCCCTTCTTAAAGATATACGATCTCCAAACTCATAAACTGCCTTACAAATAGTTTTATTGGATCTTGATGGAAAGGAAAGTTGAACTAACATATGGGAAAAGGATTAGATTACTTATGTACTTATTATAACCGATAAGTGAACGGTGTGTAGTGGGTATGTGCCAGTTGTTTAACTGTCCTTAAGACCATCTAATAAATCATCATTCTGCTTACGTAGTGCTTTTAACTCCGAACGATTAAAACGACGGTAGTCAAAATCAGTTGCGATCGCCATGCCTACTGTATAAAGTGCATAGGCACCACCGATAAGAATAAAAAGTTCCATTATACTGATACACTCCCGAATTTTTCTGAATAGTAACCGATGTTTACATAGTCACGTTTTAAAGTGCATATCTGCATTATCTGTGCTAATACTAGCATATGTGATGGGGAATAAACACTGGGGTCGTCCCACTCGTCAACGGGAACTTCATTTTCAATATCAAAGGATCCATTCTCAAATGCGGGCATACTCATAAGAGTACCATCTTCTGAGATGTAGAATCCCATTCCGAAGACGGGACTGAAATGTATTTCTGGTTTGGGCATAATAGGAAAGGGATTAATTTGCTTATGTACTTATTATAAAGGATTGTCCGCGGACTTCAAGAGGAAATCCGTGGACTGAAACAATTGTTTACAATTCCTCCATCATTTCATTCATTTCATCGAAGTCTGCTTCATCCCACTTTGCACCATC